CTCTGCGCCGGCAGCTTTTCCTTGGCCTTGTCGCGCCAGATCAGAATCACGTTGTCGACCTGGTCGGAGATCGAGCCCGTGCCCTTGAGGTCGTACTTCGTCGGCTTCTTGCCTTCGGTGGACGGCTTGCGGACGTGGTGCACGATGTGGATGTGCACCCCGTAGTCGCGAGCGATGGCGCACAGCTCGTCGACGAATGCCTTCTGGCCGTTGTAGTCGTCCTCTCCGGCGACGCACTTCATCAGGTTGTCGACCACGAAGGAGCGGATGCGAAGCTCCTTGGCGCAGTACCGCACTACCGCGCATACCTGGCGCCACTGCACCGTGCCCTGCCGGTCGTAGAGCCACAGCTTGCCGTTCGTCCAGTCGCGGAATTGCTCGTACAGGCCGATCAGGCGCTCGAATTCGTCGCTGTCGCCCAGCAGTTGCGGGTCGTCGATCGCCTGCTTCGTCCACTGCCGGCCCATCCGCTCGAGCGTCTTTGCCGGCTTCATCTCGAAGCTCGCCAGGCCGACGCGCTGATCCTGGGCGCACAGCGACAGCAGGACTTGGCCAGTGACCAGGCTCTTTCCGGTGCCGTTCTCCCCGCCCCACAGCGTCGTCTCGCCATCCCGGAACGCGATCAGCTTGTGCGTCTTGCCCCAGGGCATGAAGAACTGCGGCTCGCGCCGCGGCGATTTCGCGCGATCGATCAGCTCCTGCACCCACAGGCTGGCGCTCTTGACCTGCTGGCGCGCTTCCGTCTCGTGCTCCCAGACGGAAAAATCGATGTCGTCGTCGGTGATCAGTTGGGCCATACGAACTTCCCGTCGGTGTCGGTGATCTGCGTGACCTCACGGCCAGGGATCACGGTGGCGATCACGCGCTTGGCGTACTTGGCGCACTCGGCGGACAAGCGGTGGGCGCGCTCCGCGCTCGGGGAGGAAACGAGAGCCGTGGTGCCGAACAGAAACCTCAGGTCCAGCAGCTCTGGGGTGTCGCCGTGCACGCAGACGGTCAGGCCGTCATCCAGCAGCACCTTCGCGTGGTCCTCGACCCAGACGTAGGCGGGCTTCCGGCCGGCTCGGCGCAGGGCCAGGATGTTCTCGTGGCCCTTCATACGAACGACTCCTGCTGGCCGGCAGCCGGACCGCCGCCCTTAGCCGGCGCCCTGTCCTGCGCGCGGGTCAGCCAGTTCGTCAGGAACCGGGCGTAGTTGGACTTCTGGTTCTTCGGGTTCGCCAGCAACCAGGCTGCGGCTTTCGCAAGCTCGCTCTGCAAGTCCACGGCGGGGTATGCGGTCCCCCATTGGCTTTGCAGGAGGTCGGAGACCGACCATGTGCCCGTGCCAGCATCGAAGCGAACGTCGTTCGCTGATGCCCCCTTACCCTTACCCCGACCCTTACCCAAGCCGTCATCTGTCGGACAATTGACGGACATCTGTCCGTCATCTGGCGGCGGATATTTGCCGCTTGACCGCACCCGCTGCTCCCACTCAAGAATCTGGATGTAGTGCTTGCTGCCGACCTCGTACCGACCGATCAGGCCGGCCTCCCAGACCTGGTCGATCCACTTGCCAATCTTCTCGGCGGACAGCGACTCCTTAAGCGGGAAGCACCGCGCCCGCACAATGGCGGGTCTCGCGTCCATCCGTCCGAGATCGTCAGCAACGACGAGCAGGCGGTAAAAGAAAACCTCGGCCTCGGGGCTCAGACAATCGATCTTGTCCGAGTCCACGATGCCTTCCTTGAGCAGACGGTTAGGCACGCGCCCCCGCTCGGCCCATGCGCTGGGCGTGCTCGCTCGAGAAGAATCCGACGCCGGCCTCCACGCGCGCTAGGTGCTCTGCGTCCTGCCTGGCCACGTGTGCCGGCGACCGGGCTGCCCTGGCTTCCTGCTGCAGCTCCATGAGCCGCAAGGCCGCGTCCCGATCTCCGAGGCGATGCGCGCGCACCATGTGCTTGCCGAGCATGGATATGTAAGCGTCCAGCTCGGCAGAGTCCATCTGTCCTACATCGGCCGTCAGGAGGGACTGACGATCGGCGCGGTGCCCCTGCCCTTCAATCAATCTGGGGAACTTTGCGCCTACATCTTTCGGACGATCCGAAAGATGGGCTTCGATGGGTTGGGCCGGGCCGGTCATTTCTGGCCCTGCCGCGGCAGATCGTCGTAGGTGTAGACCGGGATGCGGAGCGGTTCGTCGAGCTCGTTGCGAGAGCGCGAATAGACGGAGTCGACCTCCCCCTCGGTGACGCCGTCGTCCTTCCAGGGCTCCAGGCATTCATCGGCGATGCCGGCGACGCCGACGCGGGCACCCGCCTCGTACGGGACGCCCTCCCACACGAACGCCCTGCAGGCAATGAAGTGCTGCGCCGGCTCGATGATCCATTTGCCGCTGCCGGAGAGCATCACCGTCTTGACCGCACGGTTGTTCAGCTGCGAGGAGCCGATGCCGTCACGATCCGCGATGCCCTTGACCCATGCCATTCCGCCGGCCCGATTCCGCAGCACCGGCACCCCCGGCTGTTCCGGTTCCGGCTTGCGGCCGAAGAAGAAGTCCAGCAGGCTCTTCATGCCGAGCCCTCCGCTTCCGGCGCCATGCGCAGCTGCAACAGCCTGGCGTAGCAGACGTCCCAGCGGCGGTACTCGGGGGTGCCCTCGATGTGCGGATTGAGCTGGGGTTCGCCGGTTTCCACGGCACGTTGAGCAGCCAGGTCGGCCTGCTCCACGATCGTGATGGTGCGGATGCTGTGGTCGTGGCTCATGGCTCTCCTCTAGGCCTGAGTGGCCTGCGCGGCCTTGAATTCGATGTCGGTGCGGTCGCGCTTGGCGTGGTTGCACCGAACGCACGAGGCGACGAGGTTGTTGCGCTCGTTGCCACCGCCCAGCGCCTTGGGGAACTTGTGCTCGATGTGCCAGACGCCATCGAGCGTCAGCTCCGTGGCGCAGTAGTGGCACTTGCCCTTCGACTCCTCGAAGATCTGGCGGCGGCGGCGCGGGATGCTCTTGACGGCTGCCCGCTCCTGCCGGTCGGGCAAGGCTGCACGCCGCTGCAGCAACCATTCGTTCCGGTCGAGCCGTTGCTGCTCGGCATCTGCCTCGAGCGCCTTGTCCAGCTCTGCGCTGAATGCATCGAAGGCCCGATGCAACCTGGTCGCTGACACCTTCGCCAGGATCTCGCGGGCGTGCTTCAACGCCTCGGCGCGCGTGTCCCCGCGGCCGACCATCAAGCCGCACTCGTGCGCCACGAAGTACCACGTGTCATCGAGGCCAGTGGTGTCCATCGTGACGGACGAGAGGTGGAAGCCAGCGAGCCCGAAGACGCCGCCAAGCAGGGGCTTCGATCGCGTCCGGAAGCAGTGCGATGCGGCGCCACGCTGGATGGCAAGGCTTGAGCTGTGGAGTGCTTCGAGCAGGATTTCCAACAGCTCGGGCTGCGAGCGTCCAGCAAACTCTTGCCGCCAGTCACTCTCGGTCATGCGGCCTCCGCCATCCGGCCGGTGAGCAACTGCTTCATCAGCTTGTTCTCTGCTTCCACGTTGATGCGGCGTTCGCGCTCGGCGCGCAAGAGGCGCTCAGCCTCAGACTCGATCTGCACCAGCGTGCAGCCGGTCTGATAAGCGATCCACTCGGCATAGATGCGGTTGCCCACCACTTCGCAGAACGACTGGATCAGGTCGGCCTGCAGAGTTGCCTCGCCCTTCTTGATGCGTGAGAAGTACCCGGCATCGAGCTTGAGGGTCCCGTAGACCTCCTTGTCTTCGAGGCCAGAAGACTGGATGGCCAGCTGGAAAGCCGCGGCGGCCGTACGCTGGCGCCGGATCAGCTCGATCGGGACCACATTGGTGTCCGCTTGGCGGGTCAGTGGCAGCTCACCCTGTTGGTCAACCCGCGACAAATCTTTTGACGCCATTTGACTAACCCCCGTGGACAAAAAAAACGAGCATCTCGGCCATGCCGAAACGCTCAGTCACCCACCTTCTGTTCGCGCTCGCCGTCGCCCAGCGCCTGGACCACTGCCGACTTGATGTGGAAGGGCTTCATGACGTTGCTCCTATGAAAGAGGGACGGTTCGGGTTTGACGTTTTGGGAGATCGGGCCAGACTGAGCGGTATGCAGCCGAAGGCGTTACGCCCGCCCCGCCAGGACTCGCTTGCAGGCAGCCCGGGCGTCGCGTCGCTCCAGCTCGGGCCAGATGTCGCGCCAGTCGGTGCGCAGGTCACGCCGCGTGACGGCGCCGCCGGTGAGCTTTTCGATGGTCACGGCGCGCTTGATAGGCACGCCCTCGGTCTTCCACTTGCTGACCGCCTGCACCGTCACGCCAAGGAGTGCGGCCAGTTCGGCGGTGCCGCCTTCGATGGCGTCGGCCGCCCGGTCGAGGGGGTGTCTGTGGTCCATGCCCCATCTTAAAACCACAGGTTCAAAAAATCAACCAGCAGTTCGTAACGGCCTCTACAACCCGCCCCGCATGACACCTTGGGACATCATCGAGATCGCATTGGCGCGAGCCTTCCGGCCGCCTAAGAGCCAGCAGTGGCTGGCCGACTCGCTGCACCTCACTCCCCAGGCAATCCACAAGTGGCAGAAGAATGGCGTGCCTCCTAAGCGGTATCGAGACGTCGCGACGCTGCTAGGACTGACCGTCGACCAGCTGGAGGGCTTGGCGCCCCTGCCGTGGGACCGCGGCTGGCCGTTCCCCGACATCGAGCCGGAGCGGTACTACGCGCTGCAGTTGAGGGACAAGGAGCTGCTGCAGCGGCGGGTGCTGCAGGAGCTAGAGAGGATCGAGCGCATCCGCCAGGCGGGGCAAGATCCGAGCGACATCATCGACGTCGAGGCCAAGCCCGCCCCGGCCCCAGCCCCCGCAGGGATGACAGAAGCACAGCGCCGCCTTCGCAACTCCAAACGCGGCCAGGACGTTTCCGACGACGCCACGGGCACCGGCGCCTCGCAAGAGAAGAGCACGAAGCGCAGTCAGGCGTCGTGACATGCTGCACGCCCCTCGCGTGCCAACTCATCCGCTCGGCCGATTGACCGAGACAAACGTTCTTCTGCACTTGCGCCAGCTGAACAGTTGCTGACAATGGCTCTTCCCTAAACGCCATGGAGGCAGGACGGTGACGGGAGCGAACATCAGCAGTTTGGATGAGTACCGGGCACAGGACAGCAAGGCGGTGCTACTTGGTGCACTGGAGGATCTCGACAAGGAGGGATGCGACGGCCTGGTCCTCCTTTACCGGCCACCGCGCGGCCAGCCCGTGCGAACCTGGTTCACGGGCGAGTATTCGCGGCATCCGGCAAAGGCGAGAACATTGCTCTCGCGCGTGTGGGAACAGCTCGCGCCGCAGGGTGCGGCGTCGGTACCGCCGATCACCATCAGCGGGAGGCTCTGACCCGCCGATCGGGCCACAGGACCACAAGACACAAGCCGCCTGCTGGCGGCTTTTTCACGTCAGCTCTTCCTGTGACCAGATGAGAAAAACAAGCCTGACCACAACTTGTGGTTGATTTTCTAAACCTCTGGGTGTATTCTGCAAACCGTCGCGGGAACGGACTCCCGCTGCGAAGGAGCAGGAGATGGCAGATCACCCCAACTCGCCGGACGGCGGGCCCCTCTTCCCGACATGGCGGAGCCGCGGCGCCACGCTGCGTGACCTCTACGCCGCCGAGGCGCTGCGCGGGATCCTCGCCGGCCCTTACGAGCATCTGAGCCGGATCGCCACGGCGGGTAACGGCTCGCCCAGCGAGTCCTTCGCCGAGGCCTCCTGGGAGATCGCCGACGCGATGCTCAAGGCGCGCGCTGGGAGCCGGTCATGAACGGGCCCGCCGTCATGGCCCGGTTCATGGCGTGGATCGGCGAGCGCTGGGGCGCCGACTTCGATGCCTGGCTGAAGGCGTACGAGATGTCGCGGCGCCAGCTGGAGGTGCTATGAGCGCCGCCGTCCAACAAGCCGAAGCCGCCCGCCCCTCCCCGATGGTGGTTGCTGCAGCGCGCGAGATGTGCCGCCAGCAAGCCGACGAATGCGGCATCGACAAGGACGACCTCTGGAAGGTCTACGGGGAGGAGTTCCAGGCCTGCGTGGAACTGATCCTGCAGACGGCCGGCGTGCCGCAAATGGTCGCCTTCGCGCAATCGTTCCTGCTGGCAGCCACCGGCGCAACTGCGGGCAGCTTGGTCCTGGACCGCGCCAGCCCGCTCGTGGGCGCGGCGCGCGACATCGTCACGCAAGCCACGGGGAACCAGCCGTGAGCCACCTCGTTCGCTACGAAGCCGCCCGCACCGCCTTGGCGGAGTGCCACAGCGTCGACGAGGTGAAGGACATTCGCGACAAGGCGGAGGCGATGGCGGCCTATGCGCGGCAGGCCAAGGATCAAGACCTGATCCTGTGGGCCACGGAAATCAAAGTTCGCGCAGAGCGCAAGGCCGGAGAACTCTTGGCGCAGGCTGCGGCGCGCGGCGACAGGTTCCCGGCTGGCGGGCCAAGGGCGAAGCAGGCCGAATCGCACGATGCAACTCGACCCGCCACGCTGGCGGAAATCGGGATCACAAACACGCAATCGAGCCGCTGGCAGTCCCTCGCCAGCATGAGCGACGAGCACTTTGAGGCTGCCGTCGCGACCGCCAAGGACACGGCGGGCCAAGTCACCACCGCATTCATGTTGCGCGAGGCGCAGAGGGCGCGCCCGCAGCCGGTGAAAGGCCAGAAGGCCGAAACCATGCGCGCCGAGCTTCAAGCCGCCAAAGAGCGCGGCGTCTCGATGCTGGAGACATACGCACGCCTCACGTTGACGGCCGTGCGTTCCCAAGATTCCTTCACCGAGCAGGAGCGGGGGCTCCTTGCCGACCTGATGGAAGCAATCGCCGCTGTGACGGCATGAAAGGAGCCAGAGGTATGGAAACTCGCTTGACTCTCGTGACGCCGCAGATGGCGCGCGAATGGTTGGAACGCAACACGGACAACCGCCCCCTACGCCCCGGCGTGGTGGAAGGTTTCCTCGCTGCCTACAAGCGCGGCGAATGGAAGGTCACGCACCAGGGCATCGCCTTCGCGAAGTCGGGCCGACTGCTCGACGGGCAGCACCGACTGACGTTCATCAGCGAACTGCCCGAGAAGACGGTGATTCCGATGAACGTCACCGTCGATCTGGAAGAGGAGGCGTTCGACTCCATCGACCAGGGCTTCAAGCGCACGACCTCGGACCTCTACATGGTGTCCGGCGGGCTCGTTGCCGTCGGCCGCTTCCTCGCCATGATCGCGGTCTCGGACCGCTCGGGCATCACTCCGCAGTTCCTCAAGCCGTTCATCGACTGGGTGGCTCCGGAATACGAACTGCTCGTCACCTTCTGCCCCACGGCCGCGCGGCTCTGGTCCTCGGCTGCCGTGCGATCGGCGGCGGTGATGAACATGAAGATGGGCCACGACCGCGACTACGTGCGCCTGGCCTACGACTCACTGGTCCACGCGAACATCTCCGCCATGCCGGCCCCGGTGCGCGCGCTGGCGCAGCAGCAACTGAGCGGCAAGATCACTTCGGCGCGCGGGCATGACCTGTTCTGCCGCGCGCAGCGCGCCTTCAACTCGAAGGACAACAACGTCAACCAGAAGATCATCGTCAAGGACGCGGCCGGCCAGCTGGCGACGAACCGCGAATTCATCCTGCGCTCGATGAAGAAGCTCCCTGTCGGCGTGGCGCAGCCCACCGCGAAGCAAGCGGTCAAGAAGCGCGCCTGAGAGGCGACCATGTCCGCCCTCCTCGATCAACTGGCCTACCTCGACGCCGCCCGCCGCCGCGACTGCGAGTTGAACGACGCGGCGCGACTCCAGCAGGAGATGGACATGAGGCACCGTACGCGTAGCGCCTCGCGCGCTTTCGTGGAGATGCAGGCTCGCCAGCAGCAGCCGGCCGCCAGCGAGTTCCACATCACCGTTGTTCGCTTCGGCCAGCCGGAAGTGAGCTACTGCGAGCAGCACGCGGACCGACTGGACGCGTTCTTCGCCGCCCGCGACAGGTTCGGCCCCGGCGCCGTGATCGACGTCAACGTGGCCAGCTGGTCTGACCTTTCAATGATGGGAGCAGCGCAATGACCAAGGTCTATTCCGTGACCGCCGACCGCGAGCGCCCCAGCGGCGTCCTGGCCTGGCTGCAAGCGCCCGATGCCGCCCCGAGCTTCTTCTACGCCGTCTGGGAGCGGGAGTTCCTGGAAGGGCTGCTGGTGAGCGAGCGCATGGCCGCCGCCGGCGCCGGGTATCTCTCGCGAGCCGAGGCCCTGCAGGATGGCCTCAAGGTGCGCGATGGCCTGGAGAACCCGACGGCCGAACAGGTCGCCGATCGCTGGCACGCGGCCAACGATGACCGGGCCCTCTCCCTGCAGGTGCGGGGCAACCGGCTGGATCCGCACTGCATCGGAGCGTACGAATGAGCCGCGGCTTCGCAGCGATCGGGCTGGACCGCGCGAAGGATCCGGCGAACTTGGGCGGCGTGCTGCGCGCGGCTGGCTGCTACGACGCCTCGCTGGTTGTCCTCGGCGGCGGACGCATGGGCAAGTACGCCACGGACACGATGCGCGCCTACAAGCACATCCCGTGCATCGAAACGGCGAACGTGCTGGAGGCGATTCCCTTCGGTGCGACGCCGGTCGTCGTGGAACTGTGCCCGCGCGCAAGGCCGCTCCAGCGGTTCACGCATCCGGAGTCGGCGTTCTACATCTTCGGGCCCGAGGACGGCAGCGTCGCGCGCCAGATCATTGAGCGCGCGGCCTGCGTGGTGTACGTGCCGACGACCCGGTGCATGAACCTCGCGGCGACGGTGAACGTCGTCCTGTACGACCGCATGGTCAAGCTCGGCGAGCTCAGGGAGGCCGCATGACCGGTCTGGGCCCCATCTACACCCTCCTGAAGCGAGCAGCCCAGCGCTTGGAGCGCAAGAGGCTTCGCCTCAAGAGCCGCTGCATCTGCCCGCTGGCGCCATCGGACATGCACATGCCGATCGCCATTCGACTGGCCGACATCGAGAAGAGCAGGAGGCACCGCTGATGCGATTCCCCGAATCCTCCGACCAGAAGTTCGACGAGTTCGTCGAGCGCCACCGCAAGGCCAACCCGCCGCGGCATCCGATCCCGCCCCAGCCCACCTGGGTAGAGCCTCCCTGGCAGGAGGACGAGGAGATCCGCTCTCCTGCCGTTGCGACGTTCGCTCAGTACGCCTTCGCAGCTCTCGCCGCATTCTGCGCTGCTGTCGCCATCGCCACCTATTTCCAAGGAGCCATGCCGTGATCGTCTTCCAGAACACCGGCGAGATCGACATCCGCTCGATCTCCACCTTCGGCGTCAGCGTCAAGGAGGGCACCAATCCCATCGGCTTCTTCGGCACCGGCCTGAAGTACGCCATTGCCGTCCTGCTGCGCGCCGGCCACAAGGTCACGATCCACTCGGGCCGCCAGGTCGTGCGCTTCGGCGTCCAGAACGACGATGTGCGCGGCAAGACGTTCGACTTCGTGACCATGGCGGTCGACGGCGGCGCCCCTGCTCCCATCGGCTTCACAACCGAGCTGGGCAAGCAGTGGGCGCTGTGGATGGCCTACCGCGAGATCGCCTGCAACTGCAAGGACGAAGGCGGCGCCGGTCGGTTCACCAAGACCGCTCCCGCGCCCGAGGCCGGCACCACGCAGATCATCGTGGAAGGCGAGGACTTCGAAGCGATCTTCGCCGACTCGCACCTCTACATCCTGGCCGACGAGCCGCACGCCATCGTGGGAACGGTCGAGATCCGAAACCGTCGCGGCCATCACCTGTTCTACAGGGGCGTGCGCGTGATGGACCTGCCCCGGCCGTCGCTCTACACGTACAACATGAACACGAAGCTGGAGCTGACGGAGGACCGCACCGTCAAGAGCGCCTGGCAGGTCTGCTACCGGCTCGCTCAGGTGGTGCTGGAGTCCACCGACCAGCGCTACATCCGCGCCTGCGTGACTGCCCCCGAGGACACCCTCGAAGGTGGCCTGGACCTGCACGGCTACCACTTCACGCCCAGCCAGCAGTTCCTCGACACGGTGGGCGAGCTCCTGCGCGAGAAGATGTTCAAGGTGAACTCCACCGCCATGCGCGTGTGGAAGGACGCCACCAAGCAGGAGATCCAGTTCCGCGACCTGGCGCTCACCCGTGTGCAGCAGGTCAGCATGGACCGCGCAGTCTCCTTCTGCGAGCGCATGGGGTTCGATGTCTCCAGCTACCCGATCCGGCCCGTCGAGAGTCTCGGCGAGGGCGTGATCGGCCTGGCGCAGGAGGGTGTGATCTACGTGGCCGAGCGCGCCTTCGAGATGGGGGGCGCCAAGCAGATCGCCTCCACCCTGATCGAGGAATTCCTGCATCTGCGCCACGGCTGGCAGGACTGCACCCGCGAGTTGCAGACGTACCTGTTCGAGAAGGTCGTCAGCCTGGGCGAGGAGCTCCACGGCGAGCCGCTCTGAGCGCATCTTCAACAAAGGGACAACGACATGAACAACGCACTGCAGCTGATCACGGACGACATCTACTCCGTCCGTGATTCCTTCATCGCTGTACAGGCCGACCGCGACATCAACTTTGAGCGCGAGGCCGAGTTCGCCATCCAGGCCATCTCGCGCAGCGACTACGCCGTCCGGATCGCAAGCAACGCCCGGCAGTCTGTGATCGATGCGGTGAAGAACGTCGCCGCCATCGGAATCAGCCTCAACCCCGCGAAGAAGCAGGCGTACCTAGTCCCGCGCGACGGCAGGATCAATCTGGACATCAGCTACATGGGGCTGCTGGACATCGCGGTCGCCTCCGGCTCCATCATGTGGGGGCAGGCCAAGCTGGTCCACGAGCAGGACACCTTCGAGCTGAACGGCTTCGACAAGCCTCCGATCCACCAGTTCAAGCCTTTCTCGAAGGACCGCGGCGAGATCATCGGCGTCTACGTCGTCGTCAAGACGCACTCGGGCGACTTCCTCACCGAGACGATGGCGCTGGACGAGGTGAACGCGATCCGCGACCGCACCTCCGCCTGGAAGGCGTGGCTCAAGGACAAGAAGTCCTGTCCGTGGGTCACAGATCCCGGCGAGATGATCAAGAAGACGGTGATCAAGCGGGCCTACAAGACCTGGCCCAAGACCGACCGGCTGGATCAGGCCATCCACCACTTGAACACCGAGGGCGGCGAAGGGCTCGCCGATTTGCAGCCGGCGCCGCCGCCCACGCCCGCAGTCATCCCGACCGAGTTGCTCACCGAAGCCCAGAACGCCGCGATGCAGGGCGTTGCTGCCTACGAAGCCTTCTGGAGCTCCACCGGCAAGGCCAACCGCAAGCTCCTGTCCGAGAAGCATGAGTCCTACAAGGCCGTCGCGCGCCGAGCCGACAACCCGCCGACCGACGTGGAGCCGAAGGAGCAAGCCGAAGGGGTGACGCAATGAAGTACATCACGGCGCCACAGGGGTCCGACGCCTGGCTGCAGGCCCGCGTGGGCAAGATCACCGCCAGCCGCTGCAAGGACGCCCGCGACCGCAACAAGCCGGCCAAGGGCGAGACCATCGGCAAGCCATCGGCCAAGTGCACCGCCTACGCGGCCCAGGTGGCTGTGGAGCGCATCGCCGGCCGCCCGGTGGACAAGCTGTTCGAGTCCTGGCAGATGCGCGAGGGCAGCGAACAGGAGCCGCACGCGCGCCACGCGTACGACGTGGAGACCGGGAACATCGTGCACGAGGTCGGCGCGATCGCCACCGAGGATGACCTGTTCCTGTATTCGCCCGATGGGCTGATCGGCGACGAGGGCCTGCTGGAGATCAAGACCCTGCTGAGCGCTGATCGCATCCTGCGCATCGTCGGCGAGGGCGACCTGTCGGACTTCATGGACCAGTGCCTGATGGGACTGTGGCTCACCGGCAGGAAGTGGATCGACCTGGTTCTGTGGTGCCCCGCCCTCGAGCCCATCGGCCGGCAGCTGACCGTGCAGCGCATCACGCGCGTCGAGACAGCCATCGAGCAGCTGGAGACAGACCTGATGGCCTTCGCCCAGATGGTGCGGCGCAACGAGCAACTCCTGCGCGGCGCGGCCAACGAGGACTTGGTCCGGCTGGCTGCTTGGCAAGCCGCCTAACTCTGCTCTCCCCACCTATAGACGGAGCACAGATGCAAACAGAACCAGAACTGCAGATGGAGGGCTGACTCGTGGAATACGTCAACTTCATGGGCGAGCGTGTCGCCCTCGACTCCAGCAAGCACGCCAAGCCAAAGAAGGCCAAGAACGACAAGCCCAAGTCGTTTCACAACGGCTGGCGCGTGGTCGGCATCCCGCCCGGCACGCTTGAGGATGCGCGCAGCGAGCACGCCAAGGCTGTGAAGGCCGCCGGCACGATGCCCGGCGCCAAGCTGCCGAAGGAGTGGGATGAGGGCAACTGGCTGATGAATGCCAAGCGCCGGCCGGTGCGCAGCAAGCCCTACGAGATCCCGGAAGCGGCCGAGCAGTGCAAGGAGATGGCCGAGAGGGCTGGATGGCTGCGCGTCGAAGTCGTGGAGCTCAAGCAGGACGCAACCATCGGAGAACAGCAATGACCCCTGATCGCAAAGACGCACTTCCCGTGAAGCACTCGCAGGGGCCGTGGCAGTTCGAGCTTTACCCGAGCGGCGGTTTTGAGATCGAGTCGCCGACTGGCGGGCATGCCGGCGGCACGCTGATCATCGCTTCGCGCAACAGCCATCGGAATGTCGAAGTGATGCACGCCAACGCCCGCCTGATCGCCGCCGCTCCGGATCTGCTGGAGGCGCTCCGTGACGTGATCGGCTGGGTGCCCGGCCCGGCGAGCTGGCATACCGACGCCCCCGCGAAGGCCGTAGAGCGTGCCCGCGCTGCTCTTTCCAAAGCAACCGGAGAACAAGCATGACCACCCCCGAACATCCCGCGCCCGAGCGCTACCTACGCGAGTTCACGCCCACCGGCAGCGATGCCGTGGACGCGATCCTGGAGGCCGTGGCCATCGCCAGCAAGGGCTACCACAACACAGAGCAAT